AGCGCGTTTTAAGTATTCCGTGATTGCTTCGGAGAACATCTTGTTAGGCTCGTGTCGCCCAATGAACCAGTTGTAGACACATTGTTTAGACACGCCAAAGAAATCCATCACGTCAGTCACAGGAATCTCACGGGCAATGCAGAATCGCCCTAACTTTACGCCAGTGTTTCGGCCATCGGCATCCCGATTAGCGCGAACAGTCTGCTGTGAGTACCCAATCACTTCTCATCTCCCCATTCATCAACCATGCTTGCCATGCCTGATGACTTAGGCTTTGGAATTTCCTTGGGCTTCTCTGCCCGCTTGACGGGAGGGGCATCTTCGGCAACAGGAGCGGCCAGCTTTGCGGCGGCAGAGCCAGCAGGTGCAACCATACGGGGGATAGAGGCTTCGGGTTTCTTAGCGGTAAAGTTCAGCTTGCCAGCGTTAACGGCAATTGGTGACTCACCCTGATCTACAGCGTCAGCGTAACCATCACTGTCCAAGAACTCAGCGTTACTGAACGTAAGTTTCGGAAAGTCAGCGTCAGTATCAAACGTCATACGGGTAGCCATCATGTTCAAGTTGTAGCCTGACTGAGCCACGTACTTGGCGTACTGCAAGAAGGGCATGTGATCAACATCGCCCTGACCAAACAAAGATTTCTGTGGCAGGATGAGTTGGTAAATGTCACCGCGTGTGTTGTTAGCAAGGACAACAGCTAAGCGCATAGAGAAGCGGCATGCGGCACGGCCCGCTCCGGCTGAACCTTTGATCGATTGTGGGCACTCTTTGCAACGTGCGCCCTGTGGATCAGGTACATCTGCGTCGGGGCGCTCACCATCGCTAGACCAGCAGTCAGGGATGCTCGTCTCATCAGGGTTGTACTCGCCAGCGTACCAAGTTTTTTGCACCGTCTTGCTACCGTTAACAATAACGACGTCCATGTACGGATCGGTGTTCTTAGAAATTTCTTTACCGCCATCAACGAGACGGAAGACACGCCCGCGCAATGTGATGCGCTTGATGCTACCGCCAGAGGAGGAGAAGGCTTTGGGTACTCGTCAGGATGTTCTTCGAGGAACTGCTTCATGTTGGTGTCGTGCACTCGTTTGTGCAATACACCGAAGGCTCCGTGCCTACGAATCATTTCATAGACACTCTCCCAGTTAGTGGGGTTGTAGCGACTAGAGACGCGGCGCATAACTACCGCGTTCTTGGTTGAGACACTGGTTGCATTAGCGCTGTTCATAACGTCGAGCATCTTGCTCTCGACCTCTGCCATTTGCTCTGCTAGTACTGCGTCTTTGGCATCATGCTCATGCTGTAGATGTTCGCGTGCCGTGCGAATCTCTATGTATTTAGCGGACAGTTCGTCCATGGCTTTGTCATCCATTTTATTCCTTGGTTGGTGTTTGTATTATATGGCTAAACTAGACTTTGTCAAGACTCGTCAAGCTCTTTTTTGTACAAATCAATAACTTTTTCATGGTTAGTGATGTTGTTCTGCAACATGAAGTAAAGCTTGCGCTCAACGGGGCTTCCTTCAATGTGCACTACGGTCATCGGGTTGCGTTGACCCGGCCTGTCAATACGTGCATTGGCTTGCAAGTATGTTTCAGTAGACGTAACCGGAGCGTACCAGATGATTGTGTCGGCCGCAGTTAGGGTAACTCCGTGTGCCGCGGCTTGTGGTTGGATGATAAGAACTTTAAGGTCCGTGCCTTCCTGGAACCGTTTAAAAATGTTTGTGCGGTTACGCACTTGTACATCACCGTTGATCACTTCGCACTTGATTCCAGCTTTCGTCAGGTAATCACGTAGTAAAGTAATTGTGTGGCGGTAAGGCACAAACACAAGTACCTTGTGGCTTGACTCATTGATGACCTCTTCAACAATAGCAAGGCGGTTGCTGACATCAAAGTCAATTACCGCGCCACTGTCTGTGTACACAGAACCACAAGAAATCTGGAGCAGCTTGTTCATCTTAGCCGCGGCGTTGACCGAGCTAATTTCTTCACCGGCAGCTTCCATTAACATCTGATCCTTTAGCTCCTTGTAATACTTACGTTGTTGTGGCGTAAGCGGGGCTTGTCGAGTAACAAACGTAACGTCAGGTAAATCAAGACACTGGGATTTCTCAAACCTGATTGCTGGCTGAAGCATCTCAAACACGATCTTCTCTGAGTTGGGGCGTGGTATCCAGCGGAACGGACCCATTGCTTGCATGACTGACTCTCGGTAGTCACCAAAGAATCGCGGTGCCCGCTGGGGTACGCACAGCTTACCAAGCCCGTAAGCATCTACGGGTGACTGCGCGGCAGGTGTACCAGTCAACATCCATAACCAAGTATCAGGCGTGATCAGCTTACGCATGAGCTTCCAACGCTTGGTCTGCACGTTCTTGTAGGCGTTTGCCTCGTCAATTACAACAAGATCAAACATCTTAGAGTTGATAGCAGACTCTGCGATAGCAGGGAGACCATCGTAGTTAATGATTACAAACTCGGCCGTACTGTTAGCAATCTTGTTGCGCTTCTCTGCACTGCCGTATGCGACATCAACTGTGCGGTGCACGGCAAACTTAAACAGATCGTTCTGCCAAGCCGACTGCATGATAGACAAGGGGCACACAACCAAGACACGCTTGATCATGCCCGCCTTCATCAGATAGTCTGCCGCCCAAATAACAGAAGCTGTCTTCCCTGTACCCTGTTCGTTAAAACAGAATGCGCGGGAGTTGTCAGTTAAGAAATTTGCTGTCTCTCGCTGATGATCAAATGGCGTAAAGCCTAGGGGCCTTGGCCATTTGTACGAATCGTTGATCATTTTTTAGGTTTGTTTATCTTGACCGTGTGGTCTGAGTTACGACTGAAGGAACGGTTAGCGCTAGGAGACTTGAGCTTCAAGTTACTAGGCGCGTTGGTTCCACCTTTGGATAGAGGGATGACATGGTCAATGTCTTTGCCTGTGCGATCTACACCCTTAGCATCCATGGCACGTCTAGCCTTTTGACGCTCCATACGTTTGGGTAATTCGCCCCGCTCCTGTTGTTGATCGTATTCCTTCTTGTAAGGGCGTGGTTTGTTTACGTATGGCATGAGGTTCTCCTATGGGTGGATTTAAACGAGCATCATAGTATTTTTTAGGCATGGGGGCTTTCTTGTCAAGTATGGTTCGTAGCCATTCAGCTCCACCAAGGTCTTGCAGTATCAACCAATGTCTGTCGGACATTCTTACCTGCCTGCCTATCAACGGCTCGGGTGGTTTAGGTCTTGGCATTTTTCATCTCCCGTACGTACTGCGCAAAACTTGCGGCCGTATCACCAAAGGCAATACGCATCATTTCAAACTCATGCGCAACCTCTTCTAAAACTTTGTTGCGTATGTCGTTTACGTCTTTGCTCGAAACATAATCCTGGATGTCGTCGTCATCGTCTCTCATTATTAACCCCTTACCATGTGTGCTTTGTTTATTTCGTTAGATACATCTCTTGCGGATGCGTACCCATTGGACTTAGGAATCTCTTCTACAGTGATCTTTGAGTCTTCGTGTAGACTGGCCCCTGTATGTGATTTACCAACGGTGGCTCGGTTCATTAAAGCTGTTGAAACTTTACGTAACGCGTGATCTGAGTCTTTAGCTAACATGGTTGTTACTATACCCACGGCGAATAGCTTAGGGTCATACGGTTCAGTTAACTGAGGAGAAAACTGATTGATAGGTTGTGAATTCTCGTCGCGCATAATCACAGGGCCGCTTACCGATTCATCTTTTGTAATGATGTAAAGCATTCCCAAAAGAGGTGCTTCCGCTGCTTTCGGTGTAGTTAGTAACGGTGGATGATGAATCTTTTTGTATCTAGTCACTCTTCGTCCCTCGCTTTCAACATTGCATCGGCTATACAGTACGCCATATCCGCAAGATCAGGCGCGTCTTCTTCTATATCCCAATCCCAACGCTCACCCATTTCTTTGTTGTAGTTATGCGTTCTTATCTGAATCGCAAGCGGTAAAGCCCTAACCGCAAAATAGTCACGCATACTAATGCCGTAATTGCCTTCGTCTGGAAACGCTTGGTTTTGTTGATCTTTTCTCATACTGGTGCATCCTCATGGTTATCGGGGTTAAATTTAGGGACTTGGTTACCCTTGTCCTTAGGATTTGGAAATGGTGGGAATGGCCATGTCATTTCTTCTCCCTCAGTTTGGCAATCTGTTCGTCCCACTTCAGGCCGTTCATGTGCTTCCAACTCTCTAACTTGTCAGCCATAAACTTCTCGTTGCCTTTGAACAGACGCGTGTTCAACGCCATGCTTGCAACAACTTCCATATCCACAGCGTGCTTGCGTACTTCCTCGGCGTTGCGGCGCACACCACCCACGGCAGACATAATGATCGACTGCATCATGACGGGGTCTTTGGCGCGGTGCGCCACCTCAGCTAGAAACTTCATCTCGTCTTCGTTCATTGCCGTGTCCCCTTGCTAATCTCTATGTCCATGCCCAACTCCTCAACTTCTTCAGGGCTCAGCTCTCTTGCGCCTTCAAACAGCGTACCGTTTGCCACCATGTTCTGTATGTCGGCAATGATCTCAGCCAGCTCTTCTTGCGTGCCTTCGAAGCTATCGAAGCAACCTTCGGCAAATTCAACTTTAGTTATCTTGGTCATAGTGCCCCTGTCTTTGCTAGTACATCATCGGTGAGAACACGAACACGAGCGAGTACCGCGGCCATGTCAGCTTTGTGAGTGAACTCGCCTGTTACAGCGAGTTTGATTTCACTCAACGCTTCGTACATGTCGGGCCCCTTCAACGCGAACATCAATGCGTCCTCATCGTTGGGGTACTCAAACTCTAGTACGACTCTTTGTTTCATCTTGAAACCGGACCAATCTCGTTCTTCTCGATAGCGCGGTTCAAGTACCACTGGGCTTTCTTCAAGTCCTCGAGTCCTTGGTTCGTGCCCTTCTTGCCCGCTCTGCTGATGTACTTCACAGCATTACCGAGGTGGTAACCCAAACGCTTTGCTTCGATGTAGTCAATCGTTTCAATGCCGCCATCCTTGTAGTGGGAT